GGTTGTAGGTGCAGAAGGCCATGTTCGCTACACTGAACAGGGCGATGCTTTTACAGTTGATGGTATGGTCAAGGAGTGGCTAGATTCAAATCCACACTTTGTGCAACCAGGACCAAAAGGCGCAGGCACACAATCAAATACTTCTATCACATCTAAAGACCAAGTTGATCCAGCCAAATTAGATCTGAATGATCCTCAACAGCGAGCTCTCTACAAGAAACTACGCAATGAGAGATTAAATCAGTCAAGGAAAATAATATAAGACTAACAATTTGAAAGGAACAAAAATATGTCTTTAAATACAGCAGACACAGCCTTATTGACAAATGTATTGCAAGAGGCTATCTTCACAGCATCAGAGCGTTCAATCGCTGGTGATGTTTTCACAGTGTATGACATGACTGGTACTCCAGGATTGACAGCACAGATTCCTGTATACCCAGAGGTAACAGCATCTGATCTAACAGAAGGTATTAACCTTGATGCGGCCGCAATCGCAACTTCATCTGTTTCAATCACAGCAGCTGAGATTGGTGCGAGAGCAGACTTATCTGATCTTTTAAGAGAAGGTTCAGCAAGAGATGTTGCATCTGACATTGGTATACTATTAGGAAACGCGATTGGTGAAAAGATTGACACAAACGCATTCACATTATTTGATTCAGTGACTTCAGTCATTGGAACAGGTGGTGCGGAAGTGACTCCATCAAAAATCTTACAAGCGATTTACACTCTAAGAGGACAAAACGCTCCAACAGATGCAGATGGTGATTACTACTGTGTGATCAATCCAAACCAAGCATACAATGTAGCAAATGTATTACAATCAGCAGGTGTTGGCACATCAGCAAATGACCTATCTATGGTTGGTAATGATATCCTATCAAAATCAGCATTCATGGGTAGATTATACAATGCTAAAGTGTTCATGAGCACAGCGGTTGCAAATGACTCTGCCAATGACGCAGTAGGTTGTGTGTTCTCTCCACAGGCTTTTGGCCATGTGTTAAAGAGACCTTTAACAATCAAGACACAAGATGACATTTCAAACAGAACTGTTGAATTTGTGGCAACTACTGCAAGAGGTAATGCATTATTAAAAGATGCTTACGCAGTTAAATTAAAAGGTGAGAATGTTATTGACTAGGAATAGTTAATAGTTCTTAACCATTAAGAAGGGGCCTTAGGGCCCTTTCTTTTTCTATATGTGACGCCAACTATCATTCCTTCTAATAGACCAAACCACATGAGGTGATATTTGGAATTTTTTTGCCAAAATTTTTGCAGGAATATTTGAATATTTGATTAGATAAACATCTTTATCTTTCAATAATGAATTACCATGGGTTTCACCTTTGACAGTTCTACCTTTTGAATGTCTATCTTTTTGATTATCTCTATCAGTGCCTAACCAAAGATGTTTAGGGTTACAACAACTGGGATTATCACAAGAATGACAAACACATAAACCATTAGCAATTTGTCCAAATGTTAGTTCATAAGAAAATCTATGAGCATAGTAAACCTTTTTTTGATATCTAAATTGTCCATAACCCGCTTTATCTTTAAACCTTATCCATTCCCAGCATTCATTATCATTTTTGATATCTATTTTTGACCAAAATCTATGCATAGCAATATTATAAACTGTTAATTGCTCTTGTCAACACCACTAAATACTGAAGTTGAACAGAAGGACTGACAACTGATATTACCAAGGAGGTAACCTTAACTATGGCACAATACTCTACAGACGCAGACTTACAGGAATATGAACCATCCATTCTTGAATTGGGCATTCCAACTTTCAAAGACCTTCATGAAAAGACATATGATGATATAAATCGCTTGATTGAAATTGAGTGGTGGCCAAGAGCTACCTACAGACAGTATGACATTTCTAGAGGATCCTACGCACCCATCAACTTCAATCTACTGACAGATGGACAATGGAAGAGAGCGGCTGTGTATCATGTGTTCGCATACTACATCTATCCAAGGCTATCAACTTTCACACCAGAGGGTGATGTGTATATGGAGAAGATGCAGTATTACAAAGACAAGTTCAAGGAAGAATTTGACCTTTGCCTCAAACAAGGTGTTGAGTATGACATAAATGAAGACTCAACCATACAGGATTCAGAAAAACAACCAGTCCATTTCAATAGATTGGTTAGATAATGTCCGCAAGAGAAGACATACTCAAGAGAGTAGAAAAAGTTTTAAAGAATATGACCAATCCTGGTCCAGGGATTGTGAGCAGAGATTTTTTTGATTTTGAAAAACTAGCAATCACGCAATTTCCAGCGATATTGATTGTACCATTGAATGAGATCAGAGAAGATATTTCAATCACTGAGCGACAGTCAGTGATGGAAGTGTCAATGCGTTGCTTTGTGAGGGGCAACCAGATAGACACATTGAGAAATGACATCATAAGAAACATTGAAGAGACATTGGAGACAGAACGCGGACTTTCTGTGACACCAGACGCCACAGCAACTCATGTGGTAAGGTGTAGGATCTCAAATGTCCAGGTAATTGAAAGACAACCACCCATTGGAGAATGCACAGTGGTTGCTGAGATAACCTACATATATCAGAAAGGAAATGCGTAATGGCCATACAGATGTATAACAAACAAGGAGATTCAATCATTGTTGACAACCAAAATGTTCAACAACACTTGAAGATGGGTTGGACTTTTCAAAAGCCTTCAAAGCCAGAGAAACCCAAATCAAAATCCAAGACCAAGAAGGTCAAGGATGAGATTGAAACAGTCTATAATCAACCAAGCGAAGAACCCGCAGAGTCAACACTTGTGCTAGATGCAGAGGCGACAGCGGAAGTAATCAAACCAAATAAACCAAAAGGAGAACTAAACAATGGCAACTAATACAGCGACATATGTTGGGACTTCAGGAGTGGCGAAGTTTGATGTGGGCGGAAGCGCCACAACAATTGCTTCTGTAAGATCCTTTTCAATATCACAAGTAGGTGATATCATTGAGACTTCAGAAATGGGCACTCAGGCGAAATCATTTTTACCTGGGCAAACTTCATTCACAGGAACAATGGATGTGTTGTTCAGAGATGATGCGACTGCACAGCAAACACTGTTTGCGGCAATTGGATCAAATCCAGCGACACTTGAGTTATTCCCATCTGGAGAAACAACAGGTATCAAACTAACAGGAGAAGTAATTGTGACAGGTCATGACATATCAGTAGATCAAAATGATGCGGTCACAGCTACAATTTCTGTACAAGGCACAGGTGCACTAACAAAGACAGACTTATAATATGATCTTTGGCACTTTCAATGCTACGCGGGGCAACCAGTCCCTAGAAAGGAACTTAGAGGTGTTCATGGGGCGAACAGCCAACACGCTGTTTGTGAATCTCAAGAAATACACACCAAAGAGATCTGGACTGGCTGCCAACTCATGGCGAAAAAGAAAACAAAACCAATTGGAATATGATCTCAACAACGCCCAACCTTATGTGCCAAGATTGGACAGAGGTTATTCCAAACAAGCACCTAGAGGCTTCTATCAACCTGCTTCTAGAGACACAAGAAGAACAAACAAAGGGAGATTCTTTAAATGACAGATGTAATGAAAAAAATATCCAAGCACTATCAATCATTGGTGACCAAGGATATGGAGATGATCAATGTTCCAGAATGGGATATGGAGATCTATTATAGAACAACAAATTCATTTGCTGATGAGAGGGCAATGATTGCACACCAAACCAAAGGTGAGATAGTTGAAGCACTGGTGCAGTCAATCATCTCAAAGGCGAGAGACAAGACAGGGAAGAAGATTTTTTCAGAGGCTCACAAAGACCAGCTGATGATGGAAGCGGATCCCAAAGTATTAACCAGAGTGGCCACGCACCTCAACAACGCACAGGTCACTCTCACACAGGAGGCGGCTAGAAAGGAATCAAAACCAACGCAGAGCTAAAGTTCCTGCTGTTGTTGGCTTCAAGGCTACACAAGAGCCTGGAAGAAGTGCAACAACTTACTGTGTTGGAGTTGAACTATTGGCAGGGTTTGATGTTAGAAGAATATCAAGAACATCAAAAGACAATGGGATCTAGCAGAACAAGGAGAAGATAATGGTAACTGAAACATACAAAGTAAAAGTACAAGTAGAAGGCGCGAGACAACTTAGACAGTTGAACGCCAACACTGTTGCCATTACTTCATCTCTTGGTGGCCTGGGCACAGCGGCCAAGATAGCCACTGGTGCATTGGCGGCCATTGGAGGTGCCAAAATTGCAACCTCATTCCTTGGTGTTGCCAGACAACTTGAAACACTTGAAACAAGATTAAAATTTTTATTTGGCACAGCGGAAGAAGGTGCCAAGGCATTTGAAGAACTCAGAGACTTCGCTGGACAGGTGCCATTCTCACTGCAAGAGATAGCACAGGCGGCAGGTGTCCTTGCTGTTGTGTCAGATGACGCTGAAGAACTAAGAACAAATTTAGAATTGACAGGTAATGTTGCCGCAGTGGCAGGACTTGACTTTGTCACAGCAGGTGAACAGATCCAGAGATCATTGAGTGCAGGTATATCATCCGCTGAATTATTGAGGGAGCGAGGTGTTAGAGAATTATTAGGTTTCAAAGCGGGCGTCACAGTCACAGCGGAAGAGACAGCGGCGGCATTGGAAAGAGTTTTTGGTCCAGATGGTGAATTTGGACAGGCATCAATCGCCCTAGCATCAACATTTGATGGTCTTGTTTCAATGGTTGGTGACAAGATGTTCACATTCCAATCATTGGTGATGGACGCTGGTCCATTTGACTTCTTGAAAGCCACAGTGGCCACACTGGATGACACACTGTCAGAAAATTTTGGAAGCATTGAAGAAGCCGCAGAAGCCATAGGTGGTGGAATTGTTAGATCAGCTGAGACTGCCTTGGTTGGTGCTGGATTCATCCTTGATGCTATGCAACGTGTGTTTGACTTTTTCAGCAACGCATTCAACAATGTATTGAGGGCCACAGATGGATTGCATCCTGCTCTAAAATTTGCTGGAGTGATTGGTTTCTTGATGTTGGGTTTCAAGGCCAAGATGGCTGTGGTATTCATTGGTGGAATTTTTGATGAGATAATGAAGGCACTGGCACACTTCTATTCAGGTGTTGCCAAAGTGGTTGTTGGTGTAGGACAATTATTAAACAAAATCAATCTCACAGGTTTGGGAGAAAAATTCATAGAAGCGGGCGAGTTCGCACAACAGGCATCACAGGATTTCATTGATTCAATCAATGGTGTCAAAGATGGTGTTGAAGAAACAGATGAAAGCCTAGGTAGTTTCATTGACAGGGTTGAAGCGGGTGAAATACAACTTGGCAAGTATGGACAAGAGATGTATGAATTTGTGCTGGCCCTAAGAGAAAAGGTCAACGCACTCAAAGAAGTTGAAGAAAAAGTAAATGATATAACCAAAAGCGAAGATGAATTGACCAAAAAAACAAAAAGAGCTACCCTTACAATGGAGAACTTCAAAAAGACATTTGAGGAAACTTTTGACCAGGCATATGACAAATTTTTACCAATGCAGGAAGGTGTTGACTTATTGATTTCATCATTTGAAACATTCAAGCGAGGTGTTGGTGATGCTTTCGCTGATGCTGTGCTGGGTGCAAAATCATTCGCAGAATCAATACAAAGTGTGGCTAGAGCCATTGTTAGACAGTTGATATCAGGCATCATACAGATTGGACTAGAAATATTTGTGTTTGATGTGTTGCGTGAAAAATTAAAGGGCATCAAAAAAGAACAGGACAATCTAAATGCCGCACTGGGCATTGAACTTGGATTGAGGACAGCACTGGCATTCTT